TTCGACAAGCTTGAACAGCATTTAATTAAGATGGATAAAAAAATCACTGAGATGACCGTTCTTCAAAAAGCTATTACAGGAAATACGAGCGATCTTCGCCGAGTCAGCGAAAGAGTTAGACTGCTAGAGTTAGAGGTAGCCAAACACAATGCTCAATCTTCCCCCAAAATTGGAAGTATTCCAAAAAACTAGACAAAAACAAATCTAAACATATTATAATAAAATGAGCCACTTATCAGGAACCTATACTTATACTTTTTCACGGCTAGAGCCAATGTACAACAACTCTTTAGAAACAGGGTGCCAATCCTTGGTTGTAGGTATGAATTGTATTTTTTCAGGCGTAGATGCAAATGGAATCCCCGCAACAGAAGGAAGTTATATTGATGGAACTACAGGTTTCTTGGGGTGGACCGATCCCATTCCCGATTGGCCTGCTAGCGGTCAAAGTAACCGATCAGGTTACGCTATTTGTTATACTCCTGATTATGTTAGTGGAAATATTAGTGGCTTAGCAAATGAATACGCTTCAGGCTTATGCTGGTGCCATCACTTAGAAGAAGCTATTTCAGGTAAACTTCATACGCCAGTTAGATGGACTTCTTTTCCTTTCCCTTACGTAGAAGGCAGTGGCGACAATCAGCATACTGTTCCGGGAGTTGATCCTCATGATATGTAAGCACTTTTAAAAGTAAAAGCCCCGCTCATCGCGGGGCTTTTTTGTTACTGGGCTTTCAATTTTTTTTATTTGCGCGCTGGTCTCTTTTTTCTATCTCCTCCGCGACGAGGGTTTGCACCTCTCTCACGACGCGACTTACTGCCCCTTTTAGCATCCTTTTTCTTTCTTTCAGCAAGCGTTTTTTTCATTGCTGCTTTTTCGTTATCACAAAGTTTCCCATCTTTGTTTTTATCGAATCTTTTTAGAATGGCTGCCTTAGATGATCTAGCAGGAGCTATTTTCTTTCTCAATGCTGCATATTTTGCTTTTGCTTGGGCTTGAGTAAGTTTTCCAGCTTTAACTGCTTCTCTAATTTTTTTAGCAGCAGCAGCATGCTTCTTTCGAGCTTCAGTCGATACTTTATTTGTGGATCGAACCCCTCGTCTCTCGGGTTTCTTAGCTTTAACTGTAGCAACCTTATTTGTTTTGGGGTTTGAATCAGCTTGGAGTGTGTTAGCGCCACAAACTAACAGTGCTGCGATTATAATAAACTTAATATATTTATTCATAAAGTGTTTCATAGACATATGTTATATACACCGCAAGTACTATACCAGAACTTTTTTTTGTTTTTTATAGGGTTTTTCAAGTTATGATATTCTTTTAGAGTAATATACCCTAATTTGAAATAATTTTTGGGAAATAATGCACAGCAAGTGTAAAACTTATTGTGAAACAATTTTTCAAATATTTAATTTTGATAATTTTGCTCACAGGATGCGCCAACTTAAAAGAGGTAGATGTAAGCCTAACGGGAATTGAATTGGAATATTATGAACCGCCTGTACCGCAACCACAAAAAAATGTAGAACCTTTAACGTCTTGGCCTAAATTAATGCCAATGGATGACAAAAAATGACAGATAGCTTAACTAATTTATTGGGTAATACTAATTTGATCGACCAGTTATCTGGACTTGAAACTAATCAATTTGAAGATGTTGCTAAAAATTTATTCTCCCAATATGGCTGGTTCTTCTTTGCAGGAGTAGCGGTTATTCTTATTAAAGATGTAATGATGAATTTTGCCAAAGGGATTATGGTTTTTTATGGCTCTCATTTTAATAATGACGATATTATCTATATTTCAGGGCGACAAGCTCGTATTGTTCGGGTAGGAATTACAAGCACTACATTTTATATGACTGATCGTAAAAGTAAGATGGTAGTACCTAACGAACAACTAAAAGAATTAACTATTGAAAAAACTCTTCCATTAAATGGAGGCGACCCTTATTTACCTAAAGGTGGAGATGCAGATTTTTTAAAAAATGAAAAAAAGAAAAATTAAGCTGAGGCAAGAACAAGTAGAAAAAAGCAAAACTTTTAAAAAAAGAGCTACTTTAGCTCTCATTGTTATAGCGGTCGCTATCGCTTTAGCATTTATCTTTGGAGAGAAGCTTCAAGAAAAAAAAGATCTTTTGAAAGAAAAAGTAGTGAATACTGCGGTTGAAAAATCTGTAGAAGCAGTCGTTGACAAAGCAGCTGACAACGTAAAAGAAAAAGCTGTAGAAAAAATAACAGAATTAATTAATAATAAATAAAATGCCAGATTACACTTATCAATTCAATCGGAATGAAGAAATTACCCCAACAGGAGGTATAATAGCTGAAGATGTGTCCACTACTATCCGTGGTGACAATCCTACTCTTGAAGCTGTCTTAAGCGGCGTCAATACCTTTGTTCCCTCTTGTGGTTTCAATCTCAACGGCAGCGGAATCGGTTTAATAGCCGGTTAAAAGATTTTATCTTTCACTGCACCGTGGGCTAAAGCGATATTATTCATAGTATCGCTAACCTATTTTTTGTGTCTATATAAAGCTACTTCACTTTTAGTTTTTTTACTTTGTGTTGGTAGGAGTCTAAGAGCGCCAATATCTCATCAGATACTTTTTGAAAGTCTGGTTCATTTAACCTGCTGGTACAATACATTAACTGAGATACTAACTGTTGAGTCAAAACGTGGACTTCGTGGAATTTTTCTTTCATTAAAGTTTAGTCTGTAAAGAATAAAATAATACAAATACAATTCGGCAATCTTTTTGGGTTGCGCCCCATGCTTGTGCTGGAAATTTAGAATGAAAGTATTCGGCCGGATAGGATATTAATCTATTTTCAATTCCGCCTAAAACTGAACTTAACTCCCATTTTTCAAGGTCATTATAATCTCGATCTGACAATTCAGCGATTTCTTTTTTAGATAAATCTCGTGACATATGATAGCCCAGATCTTTATGCTTCCATAAGGCAGTCCCATTTAATTCGTTATCGTTTTGGGTTAGATAAAACACTGCGCCATATTGGGGGCTTTCTTCTACCCCAACATGGAGATCAGAGTGAATAGCCCAATTTGTATCAATATATTGAGTGGCGCGGCGAACTACTGGTAAAATTACCTTAACATCCGTTTTCCATACTTCTCTAAGAGCTGTAGTTATTTTTTCTTCAAGACCGTATAGTGCATCCGCTACATAAAACTTTTTGTTTCCATCTGCTTCCACTGTTCGATAAACAGCGGTATTCTGAAAATAATTTTTGTACTCTAAGAAATCCTGTCTATCTAAAACGTTATCCAAAATAAAAGAAAAACTTTTGTTAAGTTGAGCCATTATTAAATTCTTTCTACTAAGAAACCTTGAATAAGCAAATAATCTAAATTTGAATTTAAAAAAGTATTTACTGCATCTTTAGGGCTATCTACTATCGGTTCCCCTCTTAAGTTAAAACTCGTATTCATAAAAACCGGGCATCCTGTTTCTTTTTCAAACAACGTTAGAGCTTCATGGATTATTAAGTTCTGCGTTTTATTAACTGACTGGGGTCGGCAAGTATTGTCGACATGAGTCACCGCAGGTATCTTAGATCTCCATTCTTCTTTGACTTCTCCAGCTATCAACATAAAAGGAGATAATTGGTTCATTTTAACAATATCATAAAATCTATCTTCTTTGATAACCGGGGCTAATGGACGCCAATGCTCCCGGCCCTTAATATTATTAACCCTATCTAAATTTTCTTTTTTCGTAGGGTTAGCTAAAATACTACGATGGCATAAAGCTCGTGGCCCTACTTCAGCAGCTCCATCAAAATAACCTATTACATGATCTTCTTTTAGTAATCTAGCAAGAGTTTCTATGGCGTCTACCGGAGTATACGATATAGTCTCTACCGAAGCTAAATACTCTTCAACTTGACTTGTTGTAAAACGTGATCCCCAGTAAGCTGTAGGGAAAGGGAATTGAGGTATTTTATTAATTTGCTTGCTGTAACTTAAAATCGCTGCACCTAACGCAGTGCCGGCATCGTGAGAAGCTGGCTGGATAAATAACCTCTCTACAAAATCTTGTTGAAGTAGCTTTCCATTAGCAGAACAGTTTAGTAAAGAACCGCCTGCTAAAACAAAATTATGACAATTATTTTTTTCTGCTAAATTGCGAGCTGCATCAATAACTACTTCCTCTAAATATACTTGTGCTGTATGTGCTAAATTGACAGCCTCTTCACATAAAATATTTTTTTCTACCTTCTCCTGAACTCCTTGTTTTTTTAACTCTTCTAAGTGGTCTATAGTTCCGTTTCTGTCTAACTGGAGAATCCCACCTTTATTTCTAAAAAATAAAGTACGAGGCAATAAATTTTCATCATATTGGCCGTAGCTGGCTAATCCCATTACCTTACCTTCTCCTTGATGATTTTTAAAGCCTAAAAATTTAGTCACCTCTTCGTAGAAGCAACCTATTGAACCTATGCAATGAAAATACTGATCATTCCTTATATTCCTTCCGTCGAAGAATCCTGTACGCCCCGCCGTTTTTCCACCATCTCCATCTATTGAAATATAATTACAACCTTCAGTATGTAAGATGCTTTCATGGAAGTTACAGGTGGCTACGGCGCTTGCTACATGAGCTTCATGATGGTCATGCCAAGTAATATGGCCAACAGGTAGTCCATGAAGATGAATATCGCGAATAGTGTCTGCTTCATAATAAATTTCAAGATCTGGCCCTCTGCAAAACTCTATACGCTTGAACTCGTGATTACAATAATCGGCAAACTCCAAAGTGGTAACTGTCTTCCATACATCTTCTATTTTGTTAAATCCTACCGCAACTTCATCTATTTCCCATGATTCTAAATTACCTATTTTCAAACAATACTTAATTGCATTAGAAGGGAATTGTTGAGGGGCTTGCTTTTCTCTAGTAAACCTTTCTTCTTCGGCAAAAGCCACGAGCCTACCATCCGAAATTAAACAAGCAGCTTGATTATATGCATACTTGTGAGTAATTCCTAATATATTCATCTTTTATGTCTTAAACAAAAATAATAATTTAACACTTTAAAAAGTCAAGCATTTTATGATTATTTCTAATGGATGTGCGAATTGAAAATAATCAGATAAGATTTGGCCCCCGTAAGAAAGCTTTTGTTTTTTATACTGGTTTATCTTACTATCCTAACTTTTACCATTGTGAAACGGGGTGGCACTTTGACTTAGATATGGAGTTTAGTCACCACAATCATATGAAACAACTTCATGCGCCTTTAAGCCAAATGGGCTACGATGTTGAATGCGCAATTATCACAAATAAAGAAGATAATCCTAAATATCAACAATACCTCAAAATGTACGATGCTCACAACATGGATTACAATGGCAATGTTAGTGATCACGAAATAGAGAGTATGATTAATTATTTTAAAATTCGTTATGAGCGTTTTGGTGCATTTTCCTTCGGCTACCCTATTCAAGGGTTTCGTTTTCTAACTATTCAGGACGCTATCCCTACGGCAGATATTTATATTTTCATTAGATGTGACCTCACTCTGAAGAAGCCTCTCGATCAAATTGATATAAATTATAATAAAATTAATTATTTATGGAAAGAAGAAGGTATACATCGAGCTGAACAGGAAGGAATCACAACTGCTGATCATCCTAATTCTGGCTGGAGCCAACACCATCGAGTATGTGGAAATATGCTTCATGTGGTTAACAAAAAATATATTAAATCTTTTCTAACTCATTTTTGGCTAGAGCATTGCTCTATGCACGCTATGCTAAAAGATTGTGACTCAATCACTTTGGAAGATTTTCACATTGTTTGTGGCGACACAATGTACGATTCTTGTATCGAAAGGCAACCCAATCCTATCTTTCAGCATTCAAGAAAAAAGGTAGAAAAGTAAAAAAAAGAGTGTAATTTTACTTGACTTCTTTCCGCTCAGCGGCTATAGTCTTTTTTTACATTATGAAGAAATTATTTCTCAGTATGTTATTGGTTGGTTCTTGCGCGTTAACTAACGCCCAAGAAGTGGTTTCTCCGAAGCCCTCTGTAAAAGCAGTTATAGGATATGCAGACGAAATTAATATTCGTGGCTTATCTTATGGCGGCGACGGTATCCTTGCTGGAGCAAATGCTAAGATTCCTACTAAATGGGTAGATCTTTATGCTGGAGGTTACCATCTTCTCGCACCCGAAGAAGATACTCAATCTCATTTTGCAGCAGGAGCCAAAAAAGGCTGGAATGTTGCTGAGATTGGATTCTCTACTTCCGCAGGTATCAGTAGTCATCAAATCAATAATCCGGCTATCGACAGCACCGCTGCTGTAAGTCTTACTATTGCAATCGACGAAGATCCAACGGGAATTTCCGAATGGATTAATCCTTCTCTTTCCTTGTGGAAAGATGTAGATTATGGTTTTACCGGTTCTACATGGGGTATTAGTCATACATTCGAAACTTCCACTTTAGGCAAAGATTGGAGCTTGACTCCTTCGGCCAAATTAGGCGTTGGTGATGACTACGATTATGAGCAATTCTCTGTTAAAGTAACAACAGACGTAGAATTGTTAGGTGTTACTGTTGAGCCTACGCTCAAGGTGACTTATCTTGATAATGACATTGACATTGCTGCTCTTGAAGCTGATAGCCAAACTTCAGTTTGGTTTGGCCTCACCTATAAGTTCTAAAACTTAAAAAGAAGTTTAGATCCTCAGGTGTAACAACCTGAGGATTTTTTTTGTGTAAAGTAATGTGTGAGTGATAAAACTTTAATTTTTTGCGAAGGCATAGTAGAGCCTCCTACTGAAAGTTTAGCTATACGAGGTTTATGTCTTTATTTAAACACTTTTAGTCAAACTACTTCTTTTTTATTAGAAACTGAAAGGGAAAAAGCGGATTTGTATTATCGCTGGATAAAAAAGATTGGTATGCATGATTTCATTGAAGAAATTATTTATCCTGAATATAATATAAAGGGACTGCGACTTTCTGAAACAAAAACTCGCTCTCCTTATTTTAAAATAGATAGAATATCATGGGATAATTTAAATTTCATTATGTCTAAACTTACGTAATAATGTGTATATAATAAGTATGGAAGTAGATTTCACTCAACAGATCATTCAAGCGAAAGAGGGTAAAACATTAAATAAGCCTTTCCGCACATCCAAAGGCCCTAAGAAGTTTTCAGTATATGTTAAAAACGAAAAAGGGAATGTGGTAAAGGTTAATTTCGGTGATCCTAATATGGAAATCAAACGAGACGACCCTGCTCGTCGTAAAAGCTTTCGTGCTCGTCATAACTGTGCAAATCCGGGGCCTAAAACCAAAGCTCGCTATTGGAGTTGTAAAATGTGGGAGGCGGGAAAATCTGTTACTGATTATACTAAAGGCTCACATTCAGTAGATGAGTGGGATGGTGAAACTATTTTTGATTTAGACGAACTAATATCTATTAATCCTTCTCTTGCTTTTATTGATGATCCTGACGAAGAAGAGGAAAAGGAAGAAGATTGTGGTTGCGGTACAGGCTGTGGATGTGAAGAAGCTCAAGCTAAAGCTACCCCTGATGAATACATATTTGATAATCCCGGAGAAGCAATGAAAAAGGCTAAAGAAATGGGTTTCGAAGATATACACAGTCACGGAGAAGGAGATGAAGCTGTATTTATGCCCGCGCCTACCCATGAAGCCTTAATGGAAAAACTCGAGTCTCAAGGTAGCCTCTGGGAGAATATACATAATAAGAGAGAGAGAATTAAAAAAGGTTCTGGCGAAAAAATGAGAAAGAAAGGGGAGAAAGGAGCGCCTACATCAGACCAGATTAAAAAAGCCAAGAAAAAGAAAACTTATGCAACTGTATATGAAATGGCTTTAGAAGAGTATAATCAAGTTATGCATTTAGAAGATATCTTAGCCGCTAGACCGGGGCCAAAATCTGGAGCACAAACTCCAGCTAAACCTAGTGAAAAAAAGAAAGGTTCTTCTAAAAATAAACCGGGTAGCGCGGGTCAAAAGGGAGGAAAAATTACTTTCTCTGAGAGTATAGTTAAATCTTTAAAAGAAAAAGTTAAAGAGCATAACTCTAAACACTCTAAGAAAATTACTTTAGGTCAACTTAAAAAAGTATACAGAAGAGGTGCAGGGGCTTTTTCTTCTTCTCATAGACCCGGTATGAGTCGCGGCGGATGGGCTATGGCAAGAGTTAATATGTTTTTAAAAATGAAGCGAGGCGGGAAAGTAAAAGATTCATATAAAAAAGCCGATGGTGATATTTAAATTATTTACATTTATATTTTTACTGGGGACTTGTACTTTATTGGCAGAAAATCCCTATCAAACTATTTCTAAGAGAAATGCTTTTAAATTAACTATAGATTCTCCTGTAGTCACTCTTCCTCCTGTAGCATCTATCTTGCCTCCCGATCCCGTCTACCTGACAGGCATAACCCGTCATCATTCGCCAAAAGCCTATTTAGCCCTAAAGGTAAGTGGAAGTGCTACTAATAAATTTTTGTCTCTATCTGAAGGAGAAAAACAAGATGATATTAGAGTAATTAAAATTTTAAAAAAATCTGTCTTCATAGATAATAAAGGAACCAAGCAGCATCTTACATTTAAGACGCACGGACTTCCTACCGTAATTTTAAAGGCTCCTACCATCAAAACGTCTTCTAAGGGCTCTAAAAGCTCCTCTAAGGCCATTAAGAAGTCTTCCCCTGTCCCGAGTACCCTTCGACCTCAAATCGTCACTGTACCGTCACGTAGGCCCAAAATTGACCCTAGTATAATAAAAAGAGGATTAGAGTATTTAGAAAAAGTAGAAGATAAAGATAAAAAAAAATATATTCTAGAAAGACTAGAAAGGCTTCAAAGCGGTCAAGAAAAAATGGATCAAAAAATTGATTCTAATGAAAAGCGAAGACGATATGAAGAATACAAAAGAAGTAGGGATAAGAAATAATGGTTTTTCTCTCATTGAACTTTTAGAGGGCTTCACATTGATTGAGTTGTTAGTTACTGTAACTATTATTTTAATCTTGGTTGCGATGCTTTTATCCGCTCTTTCAAAAGCCCAAGAAGCTGCGCAAATAGCCGAATGCCATAACTACAGAAGGCAGTTAACTATTTTTTATTATGCAGAGGGGTACGATGAAAAAGGGTTTACAGGACCAAGAGACGACTCTTTTAAAGACGATTTAATTAATCTTGATGAGTGGCTTATCCAAACTAAGTGCTATGCTTGTCATGCAAGTGCGCCTTAACTTAAAATGGTGTTTGTAAAAAAATCTAAAACAGAATCGGGTTTAAATTCGTCAGCTATTGTATTATCGGTAAATAAAGGCTCTTGTGCATAACTGTTGTAAAGATCATCATTTTGATCTACTTCTTTTATATATTCCACTAATTCATCAACAGAATCGTAATCATTTAAATTAATAAAAGCTTTTGTGTTAAAATCATTTGAAACGCTTGAGTGTCCCCAATAAATAGGTACCGCTCCCGCTATCTTTGCATGAAAAAGTTTTTCTGTGTGATAGCCTTGTCGTCTTTTATTTTCAAAGCATAAAATAAATTTATAATGTTTAGAAAGATTTAATTTTGTCTTTTCCCACGGATAAAACCCGTTCCCAAAATAATCTCCATATCCATCTACATTTTTATAAGAGTTTAACTTTTTATGTGTTTCGATGCGATTATCAATAGGGTTATTAAAAAAACTTACGCAAAATTTAGTTTTAGCCGTATTTTTATATTCATTATCATTTATAGCTGATTCACTTATTAAAAGAGCTGGTTCACCGTAGGAAACATCATATCCTTGATATTCAGCATTGTATGAAGCTTTGTCAAACCAATCAATTTGATAAGCCCAATAAGGCAATCTTTTGTGACGGGTATCACTGGTTACGTCATGAGTTAAGGCAAAGTCGCACTTTGAGTAATAGTATTTTATTCTGTTGCTATCTTCGCTATCTCCCGTTAAATCACTTAAAGGATTAGTGAGATATGTTGTTTGGGTTCCTTTGGTTGTACGAACAGAAACAGAAGGAGGGTAAGATGTCTCTTCGTCTAACTTTGCGGGAATTCCTTCCATGCTATAAAAAACTCTTTTGGTATCCTTGTCTTTGTATTTAAGTCTTTCTTGATTTTGGTAAGGGTCGCAGGATAAAAATAAGATATCAGGATTTTCTTCATCAAGTTCTACATCATAAGCAGTTTTCAGTAAATGATAAAAGTAATTGTTATCATAATAAAACTGGGGCCAGAAATCTGCGAACCATATTTTTAACTTATTCATGTTAATGCGGTATTACCTTATTCCGCCGCCTTCTTGATGTTTTAATGGTGAGACTTGAGGCATAAAAGGATGAGGAGGGTTGTGCAACTCTTCTTGTTGTACAGACTTAATTCTAAGGGTATCTACATGAGCTTCCATTACCTCCAGATCTTTTTCTATAAACCTTAACCTCATATTTTGTTCGGCATCATCTGGTAATGCGCCTAATTGCCCAAGGGGCCATTTAACTCGAAAATCTGAATTCATTGTCACGCTATCTTTCATTCTCATTACATCTATTTCTAATTGAGAGATTTTAGAAGTTAATCCAAAATAACCCCAAACTGCCATTGCTGCTACTACTATAATCTGCACTAGCCATTTAAGATTAATGCCTAAACTTGTATCATCATTTACTTTTGGTTCCACCATAATATATTATTATTACACTATTTATCTTCTAATTCACGAATATACCTATTAAGGTCACAACATTCTTGTAACAAATGCATTGCTGTGGTCCTCCAGTATTTACCTGCATCTCGCAGAGCTTCATTTTGATCACGCAACTCTTCTAAGTGTTGTTGAGCTTTATCTATATGAGGGCAAGTGTTGCCCGGTATTTCAGGACAATCTTCTGTAAGCTCTTTATATCCTTTGGTAGGAAAACCCATTTTTCTTATTCTCTTTCTTTTGTAGTAGGTTCTCTGCTTGGCAGTCCTTTACTAATAGATCGCGTAGGAGGACTTAGTGGCCGTGTAGGTGGTGGAGTAGTCCGTGATGTTGATAAAGGTCGTGAAGCCCTATTTTTGTGAGAGTGCCGCCCTTTGTTGTGATGATGGTGGTCATAGTGATAATAATGATGTGTAACTACGTCTACTCGTTCATGTTCCCAATGATGGTGACGATGAGAATCAACAGATTCCCATCCCCATGATGCGCAGCCTGTGCTCATAACAATTATTAATATGGTTATTAAAATTTTCATCTTACTTTATTTTTTTATTTTTTTATATATCCATTTTATTCCCACTATGATTAAATCTCTTAATATAAAAGGGCTTAAAGCTATACAACCTAGAATGTAAAACATTTTGTCGCCGTTAATCTTCATTATTACTTCTCTTAAAATATTACACGACATTTAGCTTAAACAACATTTCTTTGTGCTCAGAGCGGTGCAGCAGCACCTTTTGAGCGCAAATTTGGTTTGTTACAAAATAATATGCAACATATTATAAAATTAGTCTTTTTTACCAAAACAAAAAAACCCGCAACCAAATGCGGGCTTAAATGTTTGGCGCATTATAAATTTAATAAAATTTTATGGAATAGAAACCTCTTGTGGTATTTCTTTCCACATTGACGGCCGATATCCTTTGAATTGAATGTATTTCATTTTTTTTGTGTTGTTCAAAATCCAAACTGCATTTCCAGCCGAAAGAACATGATCTGGAGTTGACCACTCTTCAAAATCATCATCATACGAATTAATTAACCATCCACGACGATAATCGTAATCATAAAGTACAAAGTCGGATAATACTCCAAAAATGTTCGATGAATTAAAAATATTTGAAACAGTGTTGTTTTTGTAAGAAAAAGGTATTTGTATAATGGAAAATCCCGGTGGAATTGGATGTACGAATGTATATAGTGCGCGTTTTTGTATTTTTTCTTCAATTTCTAATATGTAACCATTAAAATTATGATTATTTGTCATGTTACGCATTCCTCCTTCATGCCATTCACCATATTTATGTAAATTTGAATAGTGTCCCGGTCCGTAGCCGCTTCTCCATGGCATATGTGTGGCCAATTCACCTGTAATCCATGAGCCGCCGTTTTCCGTGGTGGCCCCGATTGCCCAAGAAATCATATTAGAAGAATTTAATAATGGAAATAATTTTTTTAATTTTTGTTCTTCTGTAGCTGTAGTTATAGTAACTAAATATCCTCCTTGGGCTTCTGCATCTGCTTTAGCTGATAACCAAGTAAAATTACCCTCAACTAGCCTGTATGTATTGGCATGCAAGGAAACGACGTTAAAAAGTAAGATTGTAAGAAGTAATTTCTTCATGTGCGCGAAAGTACAGGGTGTGTTTTATTTGTCAAGTATTTTATTTCTATCGTCCACTTATTTATATATGGCCGCCGATTTTTTTTATTTTGGTTCTGTGTGATTTAGTTTGACGGAGATTTCGATATTGAAGAAAAGCACCCCCCCGCGTTATTATATATAATAGATACTCTAAAATTTCAGAAAATGGGGGGAGTCGCTGCTCTGTGTCAAGAAAAAACGGCTTAAATTAAAATTATTTTTTATGTCGATTTAACTTGGCAAGGAAAGGATTTTCTGGTTTAATAGGGGTGTTATGAAAGAGATGAAATACGAGTCAGACATACTGACAAACAATTGGAAAGAGTTCTTCAATGAAGTCGCAGCACGCTGCGAATACTGGGAACTGGGTTTCGGCGATATCAATGCCGAGAAGGAAAGCGAAATAGTTCGCGAATGCTTTGTGGAAAAATACACTGTACAACATACAGTTGATGCATGGCACGAATATGTGGTCGAGGAAATGGTCGATAGCCAATAAAAAGGTGTTGACTTTGTTAAAAAAGTATGGTTTAATATACGCAGTTGATATGAGAGATACAGACAAATACAGTTACTTCCTAAACGTAACATTCAAATTAAAAAGGAATCCAAACTACAAGGGCGGCCATTATCTTGCTCGCACTAATTCCTCACTAGGTAACACATACCCACTGGGAACATCTAAAGAAGAGATGATAAAACAATTCCTCGATTCTGATGTGAATAATAATGAAAAGACTCGCGACATGGTTGAAGTGGTTGAGATCACTAAATGTTTTGAAGACAGAACACCTAAAGGAAGATTCCACAAAGATAATTATTAAAAAATAATTGACTTTAACATTCAAATAGATAATAATTTTTTTTTATGACAGATACAAAAATACACACGAATGAGCCAGTAATCCTATTCACTAGTAATCCAATGACAGGACTTAGTGAAGAGGCAAACGAATCACCTGCTGGCTTTGAACAATACAAGCGCATGGCTTTTACGATACTCGAAGAGCTTGGCGATACCAACTTGAATTGCGAAGGGATAGACATTCTCGAAACGAATAAAAACTTTTGGACATTTGTTTTAGATTGTTATAATGGCGAAGTAATTAAAACTGCTTACACTGATTTAAGAGAAGCAATTCTCCAGTATTGGAATGAGGAAATGGAGGACGCACGATGACATTCTGCGAGCAAACACAACGATACAGATACCATACCTTAACGGATAATACAGACAGATACATCACAGGATCAAATAATTTTCCTTATGGTGCGCCTACTCCAATCGAAGGGGATGAGATCCCCTTCGAATGGGATGATAAAAAAACAGATGAAAAAGTTAAATAAGGGGTTGACCTTGCGCGGATTTGCTGGTAAGATATTTTCAGTGGTTCGGAAGAGCCCAAACAAAAATAAAGTTATGATGACTAAACAAGATATATTAGCGGAACTGGAGAATGCTCCACGTTACAACATTAATTATGACCGTCAACGTGATGGCAAGACAAAGGAATATGTCGTTGCCTTGACGGAGAGACATCCCGACCACATTAAGGGATACAAATTTGCTGATGGCGAAAGCTGTGGCATACGTCGATTCAACATTGACCGTATTAATCATATGGAATTGGTGAGTTGATAGGTCGTTCAGGTAAGTTAACCATACATCGGGCTGGGCCGATGTAAAAGACTAGGGCAGGAATGCAATGCTAGTCAATCCCAGACGCTCTTTGAATTTTAAGTTGACGGAGTTAAATACCCCTGTGAGCGGTAACGCTCGCGCCCGTTTTATCGCTGGTGGTGCGGTGACAACTTAATTAATTTTCTTGTTCGACGGAGCAAGATAGGTGTGGCTGAATAAATCTTCGCCTAGAGGATTAAAGCACACTCAATGAAACTAACGGCCAAGTGGCAAAGGAATTGTTGAGTGGTTTGAGTAGAGATCACTGAACTTGATCTAGGACTCGAAAGATGTAGGTAATCAATAAATCCTACCACCATTTTTTTTTTAGGGTAACGTCTCGTGTGTGCGCGTCGTATTGTCATATCCTCATAACACCAAACACCCTGCGAGAGCAGGGTGTTTTTTTCAAAGAAAGTTAAAAAAATCCTTGACACCTAACGGCCGGCGGGCGGCCCGGCCGACGTTAGAATGCAAGTGAAATAAAAATAAAAAAAAATTAATATTAAGGGTTGACATTTCTGAAGGTTATGATATACTGTTCCCTGTTATGAGAGATAATATTACTTGTGAAGAGGTTTTTGAGGCGGACGCAAATGCGCGTGCGGAGTTTGAGGTTGTGTGTGAAGAGGAGCGTCAGGCTGCTATCGAAGCGCAGGACGCGGAGATGGTCGCGAAAGAGGAGGAGGAGTTGTGCTGGTGTAAGTTTTTTGAGTCTTGCCCTTCTTGCTTCGGCAAGAAGTAAGACCTAAAAAGGGTTGACACCTAACGGCCGGCGGGCGGCCGCCGAGGCGTTAGAGTCAAGCGAAAAAGTAAAAAAAGTTTTTTTAAAATAATTAAAATAATCCTTGTATTTTTCTGGTGGTATGCTATCCTGTTCTCACGTTATGAAAGATAAGAAGGTTGAACGCGAAACAATTACCTTGAATGGGCGCGTCTATGTTGTGAACAATGATCCGAAGCACCAACGCCGGCAACGGGCTGGCTACTATGGGAGGAACCCGAAATGAGTAGTCCGTTTGATGGAATCGATTGGGATCACTACATGGCCACCTTCCCAAAGACCCACGAAGTCGCACCAACAGTCGATCCCCTATTAAAGAAGGCAATCGGTCGAGCTTCCATGTTACTTTTCTTGAATGAACTCAAGCCGACCAAAAGCCCAAAAAAATTGGCTGAACTGGAAAAAAGTGCTTTACTTGTGAAAAAATTTATAGGATAATCTTTTCTGTTATGAGAGATATGAAAACATACACATTGTTTTGGAAGAACGAAGACACCAACAGGGTGAGCAGCAAAGACTTCGCCAACGAAGCTGGCACTGACCATTCAGCAATGGACAAAGCCCTTGAGTTGGCCCAAGAGGCTGACACCAATATGTGGCCGTGGATACTGGAAGAGGACGGTTGCACGGTTGCCCACGGTTGGGGTGGTGATCTACTCGGAGCCTACCGCTTTCAAGGTTAAAAATGAAATGAAAAAAATAATCTGTTTAGTTGGTGCAATCTGTTTAACTGGTTGCGTGGTTAGTGAGAAAGAAGTTGTGCATCGTAAAATATCGTTTGCCGATACTAACAGCGTCACAACAGTATATTATCCATCAACATGGGATAAGTTTGTCAAAGCTCCTGATGATGGCACAGCAAAAACAATGTTAGTACGATTTCATAAAGTGCTTAATCGCGAGGTGGCCGAACGGTAAGGCGCGGCTCTGCAAAAGCTGATTAGAGGGTTCGACTCCCTCCCTCGCGTCCACTCTCAAAAAAACCTCCAATGGAGGTTTTTTGTGTTGACACCTAACGGCCGGCGGGCGGCCCGCGACCCGTTAGAGTCAAGCATAAAAGTGAAAAAAATTAAAAAAGTTTTTTTAAAAAAAGTGAAAATAGGGCTTGTGTTTTTCGGCTGGTTTGATATACTGTTTTCCAGATGAGAGAGACAGATATAGAAAAAAAGATCCATCAACTGAATGTTGACATCGTGTTGAATGGCGCAATGAAATTTCTTGATCCAATCAAAGATCATCGCTATAAGGTCACCAAGTTCAACATTGAGAAGCAAAAGCTTCTCAATGCTAATAAAAAATAATTGTTGACTTTACTGAAAAATCTGTTAAACTAATTTTTGTTATGAGAGAAACCATGAACATATTCTATCGGCCCGAAATACACAACGGGGTTAAGAACCATAAAAACTATATGCACTGCTACCGTATTGAATTGGACGAATCTTTCGAGAATCGTTCAAACGGTGAAAAGTTCGCTGGCATCGGCGGCACTTGCACCAAGACTGGTCAATACAAGCGGTTCCGCATGGATAGGTTGGAAGGTATGTATCCCATTGAAAACTAAAACTAATAAAATGAAAAAACTTATTATATCTCTTTGTGTTATACCTTTCGCGTTTCAATTATTATTAATTGTTAATTCTGCTTATGCCAGCACGCATAAAAATCATCAACTCACTAGAGAACAAAAAATCGTCGCCATTACCATATTGGCGGAGGCGAGAGGGGAAGGGGAAGCGGGAATGTACGCTGTTGGTGCTTGTATCGCTCAGAGAGCATTTGAAAGAAAGAAAACCCCATCGGAAGTCTGTCTTAAGAAATGGCAGTTTAGCTGCTGGAATGGAAAAAAATTAAAAGACTTAGAGTACCTGTTGAAAGTGCCGCAAGCAAAGTATGCAATTACTGTTGCTAAAAATGTAAAAAATATATCTCGACAGTTTATTGGTTATGCTAATCATTATCACGCAACATGGATGAAAAAACTTCCATACTGGGCAAAAGGCCAAAAGCCTGTTAAAGTAATTGGACAGCACGCATTCTACAAACTATGAAAATAAAAGTTGATTGGAGTATAATTGACAAGGGAATTAATAAAGATCTTAAGAGGATAAAACTTAAAAGATTAAAAAAAAATGAAAATGACAAATTCACTCCCCGATCTTAACGAACAAGAAAAATTAATTTTAAGATGCTACTTCAAGCAAATCATCACAGTGGGTGGATTGACTGAACGGCTAGCGAAAATTTTAAGCAAAGGTAATATCGCCGAGCTTAAAAGACTGGCAACCTCATAACTGTTGCTTATCTCATCATAACACTAAACACCTCGCGCAAGCGGGGTGTTTTTTTTGTTGACACCTAACGGCCGGCGGCCCCGCGCCGCAGCGTTAGAGTCAAGTAAAAAATAAATTTAATTTTTTTATTATATTAAAGTGTTGACTTCGCTGAAGTTTTTGATATACTGATTTCTGTTATGAGGAAAAACAATGATTCTGAGTTTCATCCGTTCATGAAGATAAGTGCTGAGCGCAAATCTCAAATGCAAGAATGGAAATTGATCCCTGAAAATGAACGCCCTACATGGGAACAATTCAAGCGCGGCTTAAAAAGGAAAAAAAATTGAAATTAATGCTTGCTTTTTTCTGAGAGTCTGATATACTGTTTTTTGTTATGAGAGATATGTTTGATAATATGTACACGGTTCGGATCGCCAACTCTGGTGATGTCGCTGGTTTCCCGAAGTCTCACGATGGTCTTGAAAAGGCTATTATCTTGGCCTCGCGAGAGGGTACTGATGTTACCTTTGATGGTGAGGTCGTCTGGTCTTCTAAAGACTGATTTTTTGTTATGAGAGAAATGAAAACCTATAAGTTCAAGCAGACCGACATGACGCCGGAAAACTTGCAAATTATTGAGGACGGTCATGAGTTTTATTATGATCCAGAAATGGAGCATGAAGATGATGTCAGTAAAATTTGGCACGACATCCATTGTGCAGTCAGCACCAAGCGAGTGTTTCATCTCGATTGGTCGCCCTACTCCTATCCCTCCAGTATTGAACTGGAAATGTGGTTTGCGCTGGGCTGCCCTAATCGCTACACTATCAACGACGGTAAAAGCGTCGGCGGTTTGACTAGAAAGCGGTTACTTGAAGCAATGGGTCGTGATCTGTGCATAGCTGGCTATGGTGAAAATTAATTTTTGTGCCGTCTGGGTAGCTCCCAGTTAAGAGTCGCACTCTACAAAAGCACACTCCCCCTGTTTAACAGGGGGATTTTTTTTAATAAAAGTGAAAAAAGTCCTTGACACCTAACGGTCGGCGGGCAGGCCGGCCGGCGTTAGAATGCAAGATAATTAAAATTAAATTTATTTTTATTTAAGGCGTTGACATTCTAAGAAAATACTGTATACTGCTGTCTGTTATGAAAGATGATATTCAATGCGAAGAGGTGTTTGAGGTGCAGGTTGAAATGGCTCCTGAACCGGTGTTGGCTGAGGGTGTGGATCTCGGTCGTCTATATGATCGTATGCGCGCGCCAAGAGACTGGAATGGTAAAGAATGGGCGGACGCGGTTTATGGGCCTGAATCAGTGACGCAAAATTACTGGTGTGATCAAGCTTGATATTGTGCGAAATCCTTATTTATAGTATTCTTATTTACTATTTATCTATTTACTATTTACTATTTTATCGTTTACAACCTAACGGTGCCGGGACTGCCGGGCCGGCGTTAGATGTCAAGAAAAAAAACCCCTCCCTTTCGGGAGGGGTTTTTGTTAGGAGGAACTGAACTACTTAAAGTCCGCTTGTCCACGACTATAATCCATCTTCTGCATGGTGTTCAACATATGCAACCGATTTACCTTATCACCGTGAATGTTATGAGTACGCTTACAAAAATTAATGTAACCACGCTCTAAATCTGCACGCAATCCATGCAAATCATGCCGTGAAATATTATTCCCACCTTCAATGCGAGAAATTTCACCGTCTTTGCCGGTTTTGCCAAAATTGGCTTGGTGCGGCTCAAATCCAAATTTATCTTCTGCTGACATATTAAAAGAGAAGGCTACCCCCGAAGGGGTAGCCTTGTCAAGACTTATGCGGTAACTACCACATCGGCTGGGCGATTAAGCTCCAGCTTCAACCCACACCGACCGTCCATGAAACCATGTAGGGCTTGCGTCCGTTTTGGCAACTCATTCAAGTTACCCTTCAATACCTCCGTGAAGGCATTAAACAATGACCACGAATTACGTGGTTTGAACTCATGATGGTTTGGCGCGTGCCATTGGTCAACCACCTTCTTGATCTGCGTGCTAGTACAAGCACCAGCGCGGAACGCTTCGATGATATCATCGTGCGCTTCAGAGCGGGAAAGCTCGCGATCACGATAAGCGTCGAAACGCTTTTCTTGTAAACCCCAAGCATCACCCAGCTTGCCAATCGTGCGTGACACCACTTTCGGCAAATCCCGAAGAATATGAGTGGTGTGCTTACGCCCGAACTTCACCTCGCCCATGAAGGACAAGTTATCGCAAACAAAAACATTCGCACCAAACGCAAGCGCAGATGGAAAAGTTTTGTCGTGTGAATTACGCAATCCCATGACTGCACCGTAATCCTTACCGGATTCATCAGAACCCGTACCAACGCGAAACAAACCGAAGTACCGATTTGCATCGTGAGTGAGGGCATGAGATTCCTCAAGAATCCTCATACCAGCACGCCCCAAGCCATCGTGAACTAAATCAACGAGGTGGGAATGGGGGATAGGCGTATGCGTCCGAGTTGCCTCAGGCGTAACGGTCTCTTGAACTTCGCCGTACTCGACTCGGTTCGCCCCGCAGTGTAACATTAATCCTGTCATATTTTTTTGATAGGGTGTTGACCTCATTGCCAACTGAGAAAATTATGCACTAGTTAAAGATAAAACGCAACAAAAAAAACACTATAGGTTAAAATAATTTACACATAAAAAAATGCACCGCAGGTGCATTTTTCCCTTGACATCTAACGGGTCGCGGGCCGGCCGGCCGGCGTTAGGTTGTCAAGAAAAAACCCCTCCCTTACGGGAGGGGTTTTCATCAACAGTACAAACACCCAAGCGCCCACGCTAAACAAAAATAACGATTATATTAGTAACGCTCCCACTGGAGCCCAACAACCTCTCCCCTCAGGATGGCTAGCAAATTCCTGAGGGAAGAGTGAGAGACCGAGCAATAGGCTTAATTGCCGTTGCTCATCCGAGTTACGGCAGCCTTATGGCCACGGTACTCGTAATCCGTCAGCTTGAACTGACGGCGAACTGCAGCCTTGCTCCGACCGGAGCGAATGGCGGCACGGATTGAATTCCCCCGACCTGAGGTCTGGGTTACGCTGATGGACTTGCGCCCCTCCTTGCGTAGGAATTGAATCAACGATGTTTCTGCTTGTGTCAACTTCATAGAAGTAAGCTTCCTTTCGTTTGCGAGGTTATTGTCATGAGGCACGCGCCCAGCACCGAATGCTCCTTTATGCACCCGACGCGGAAAATATATCCCATCCTAAATCGTATGTCAATAATTTTCTTCAATTTATTCATCTCCTTTTTTAATGCTACATAGTATCGCGAATAATAACGAACCCAGCAATAATAATGCCACGTACATCAGGGGATAATATACTCCCTGAAAAGCACTGAGTCAAGCTCTGTAACCAACTTTTGTTTCACCGTATCGTTTGGCCCATGCCAACCGTGCGGAAACTGCACGTGAGCTACAATTATATTTTTCCATCAACTCAGAGCGCGTGAACTTACAACTCATCAGATCACTATACAGAGTATCTTCCTTGCTGTCAAGAGAATCAAATATATTAGGATGCGCTTTCTGTCGAGTCACCTTACCCGTAATTTTTTTCGCATCTTGCTTCTTCTTTGCTGGCTGGGGCGTAATTGAACCAATACGTATCCGTGTCGGCTTTTCTTCTAGTATCTCACGGCAATTACTCAAACCAATAGTCATCATACGGGTTTTCTTGCGTGGGTCAGTAGTTCCGGGGCCAAGATACTCCACAGATGCAAAAACTTTTACCCGATTACCTGTGCGCTTGTTCAAATACTTTTCCACAGCATCGGTTGCATACTCAGCCGCTAACCCATCACCCGAACTAACATCATCAATCAACTCAGCAGGAACACTATCCCTTCTTCTCCACTTGCACGCAAAAGTTACAAAGACTACGCTATTGCTGACAAAATTTTTGTGGTCAAGTACAACGTCCAGCTTGTCTTGTGTAGGAATACCGCAAAAGTCAAACCAAGCAAAAAAATTCCTTTTAGCGTCACGGTTTGCATGAATGAAATCATTATGATATGAAAAAATGAAATTAGGATAAATTGTTTTGTCGTTTAACATAAACGTCCTAGTCTTATCTTGAGAGATATACTTCTCTTGATTAGACTCAAAACTATGTAATGAAACATCATAAGATAAACCAATACGAGTAACGAAATTACTATCCATCGCGACTTGCTGCTCCAATTCCCAAACAGTAGACGGTAAAGTATAAACAGTTGCGTCCTCTGCTTTGGATGCAATGCCGTTACGAGTGCGAGTAATCTTAATTAATGTCTTGGCCCAAACGGCGTATGCCTTCGATACCATTCCTCGCATGACTGCTTTTGTTTCGTTCAAGCAAAGTATTGCCATACCCCCATCATACAGACATGAAACGTCCCGTCAATGGTTTTTTTAAAAAAACTTTCCAAAGGAAAGTTTTTTTTTCCTTGACATCTAACGGCCAGCGGGCCGCCCGTTTCACGTTAGGTGTCAATCAATAATTTTTTTAAAAAAAAATTATTGACTTAGCTTAACGTCTGTGGTATTTTGTTAAAAGTTATGAGCGATAGATACATTAATACTAACTGCACTTATACGCAGAATCACAATGAAGGTACTTATACTTTCACAGGCCCATGCCGAGTAACGGGGGAACCGTACACAGTAACAATCTCGGGAGCGGAATTGTTTGACTTGAACCAAGGCCTGCCTATTCAAGACGCTTTACGTTCTTTGGATGCAGAGCAACGAGAGTTTGTTATGTCGGGTACTAGTCCGAAAGGGTGGGCTAAGATATTTGGCAATGAGGATTGACATTTAGCCTGATAGCTGTTAAATTTTTTTTGTTGTTATGATGACGATTAAACAAGTTAAAGAGGAAGTCGGTTCACTGTCCAAGCCATCAAAAATGCCGGGCCATGGATACAGTACACCGGCAAAAGATTGCATCACCGGAAGTAAATTAGCAAAAATAGTTAATTCAATTTGTTCGATTTGCTACGCTAAAAAAGGCCGCTATGTCTTTCCTAATGTTATTGCAGCAATGGAAAAACGGTTAAGGTCATTAAGCAGTTTACATTGGGTGGACAAAATGGTTTTTCTTATTGGCAAGCAAGAGAAGAGCGGTCATTTTCGCTGGCACGATAGCGGCGACGTTCAAGGCGTCTGGCATTTGGAAAAAATAGCAGAGATTGCAAGGCAATTACCTGATATTAAATTTTGGTTGCCCACAAGAGAATATAGTTTTGTGCGCGAGTGGATGCAGTTTGCTAAAGTCCCAAAGAATTTAACTATAAGGCTGTCGGCTTATATGGTGGACGGAAAGCCGCCAACTCAATTGGCAAAAAAATTAGGATTAACAACGAGCGGTGTTTCTCCTGAAGGCTTTAATTGTCCCGCTTCTGAGCAGGGCAACGAGTGCGCCGACTGTCGGGCCTGTTGGGACGGTTCGGTTGACAACATCAACTATAAAAAACATTAATAATAAGCTTGACGTCTAACGTCAGGCGGGCACGCCGCGCGCGGTTAGGTGTCAAGCAAATAATGCAAGAAAATGCAAAAAAATAAGGCACTTTTTAAAATGCCTTTATTTAGCTTATTTATATTTATATTATTTATAGATTACTTATTTACGATTTTATTATTTACAATTATTTATTTAGTATTTATTTATTTAGCTTTTACTTATTTAGCTTTTTATTATTTACAATCGTATTACTTATCCGGCTTATTATATATTATTACATTGACATATTCAGAATCTTCGCAATTATTGAGTGTCATGTTGCCGGTTGCCGCTTCCCACATACGGGAAATACTCACCTTGCTAGAGGTCGTGGAGCAAAGCTCCACGACCTCTCTCCGCATATCCTCGATATGCTTACGCTGCTGTTTTTGACTTGACATCTTGATCTATATAGTCGCTCCCTTCCTTGGTAATGTGCCGCTTGCCATCAATCTTAATAAGACTTTTCTTCATCAAATAAAGTTCAACGTCACGTTGAATCGCAGTACGACTCAAGCCTGTCTTGGCGCACAATTCCTGCAAGGATGCTTGGCCATCACGACGAAGAATGGATAATACCTTCTTCTCAATGTGGCTAACTCCAAGTGGATTGATACCCAAGTCATCGCAAAATTGATGGAAGTCCTCTACACGAAAAATCTTTTTATCGTAGGACGCGCACCAATTAACCAGTTCCTTGGCTACCTTAACACAATCACGCGCATTGCCTCGACTCGTTTTAGCCAACTCCAACAACGCCTCATCCTCAAAGGAAATCTCCTCGACCTGAGATTTAAGAATTTGCCCTAACTCAGATGAAGTGTAATCCTCGAAATCTACCGTAGTCAATCTGTCCTTGAGTGGTGCGAACAGCTTGTCTGGCTCAGTAGTAGCAAATAAAAAAGTTTGCTGTTTAAAGTTAAATGGATATTCTCCATCACGCCAACGGAAGTCGCGAGTATGACCTCGTTCGGTATTAAAGATAGTGAGAAAGGCATTGGTAACATCCTTGGGCAACTCATGTGCCTCGTCAAATAGTACCGTAATCTCAGCATCCATGATGAGCGGAATAAAAATCTGGTCGAAGAATCCCTCCAAATTTTTAATTGTAGAGCAGTTAAGCTCAAGAAATGGTCGATTACGACCATCCCTATTCTTCAGGTTGCCGCCAAATTGTCGGGCAAATTCTGTTTTACCCAATCCTTTAGCACCAACTAATAGCAAAAACGGACATAAACTTGTTTTGCTAAATGCTTTTAAATAAAAAGATAAACGCTTTTTAACATTGTTTTGTCCATACAGTTCAGCAAATGGTATTTCCATATTAATTAAATGTTGTCAGTTTGTATGCGATTTTTTCCTCAACTGCATCCGTAGCAGAAGAAGTATTATCGTTTATTATAGTGCGAGTGTCAATAATTTTTTTAAATTTCTCCTCATGCCATTTTCTACCAACAACAACAATGTCATCATTAGTAAGTCCAGCGGAGATTAATTCGCCTAATGTTGTATCAAGTAAACTATTACTACCTTTTTTTCGGCCACTCCCTTGCTTGCGTGGAGTACCGTCTTTATTATATGTGACCTTGGCCATGCGAAATATAATAGGGTTTACAACGCCTCATGTCAAACTTTTTTTTAAAAAATATTTTTTTAATAAATTGTTATGTGTAATATTATATTAATATGTCAAGCATGAGATTCACTAATTACGAGGGACAGAAGTACGAAGTTAAAATACGCAAGCCTCGAAAAGAAATTGGGGCTGAGGGAATCTGCTATCCTCCCCAAGATGGGGGCCGCGCCAAAATTTTAATAAATCCTCATCAAGATGATGAGGATTACAACGAAACAATAATTCACGAATTGAGTCACGCATTCTTCTGGGGAACTGACGAGGAAAAAATTACCTTATTTGCGAAGAAGTTAACCAAAATTTTAAAAAAATTTGGCAGGTAATATTTATTAAATTATTCTTCATAATTTGGGTTATTTAGAATATTATTTATTTCGTTCTTAGCTGTTCGTAATTCAAATAACAGACGACCTCGCAATTCTAATAAATTTCTAACAGCTCGCTTGCGCTTTTTCTTCTTGTCAGATTTTAATAAATTTTTATTTAAATTTATTTCTTTTGAGTAAAACTTGTCATCCATATTATATTTAGTAAAAAATCGTTCATAATTTCGATGCAATTAAATGCAATTAAATGCTAAAAAATTTTAATAAATTTGGCGCACTATATTTGGCATAATTTTATTCACTTTTAGACGGATCGTCATCACCTAAATCTATTTTAGGATTATCCTTGACTTGCCGCAAAATTTCGACAATCAACTCGTCTCGCGGATCACTAGCCTTAAAGTCAGGCTCTTTATCGAAAATGCCTTCGATTGTTTTGACATCGTAGTCTCCAATTTTAATTGTTACTGATTTCATCTCTTACTTTATTATATTCTTCTTCTACTAAATCTCTATAATATTCCCTCATATCTTCATCTACTTTTTGGTTGTATCCTTTCTGAAACGAAATGAATCCAAAATAGAACCACATACAATAAATTAATATACCTGTTATTAAATCTATTTGGCCTATTACTAAAGTACAGAACATAAATATACTCAATATAATCATTATATTATATTCTATCAAATTGATTACTTTATTTAACATATTTTTTTAAATTTGGGGGAATACTGAACTGGTTTGGTACTGAACTTAAACTGGTTTTAGTTTGATTAAATTAAATTATATTTACATATAACTAAAGGGAGTAGTATAGTTTCGTACATTTTCTTAATCTTTTTTAAAATATTTATTTAAATTTCTTTATTTAAGTATTTATGCTTTGCTTATATTAATGAATTAATCCTTTGGCGAATCATAGACGAATTATATGTATTACTTCTG